GTGGGCCAGAGCCACCAGCCTCGCCACCCGCGGCGGGCGGCCTATCGGATCTTTTGCCCCAGCTATTGGGAAGGTCGGAAGTGTCCGGCTGCGCCGGATGGGAAGCTTGTATTCAAAAGTCAATGCTAGGCCTCCTGAAAAGTGCCATTCAAAGCTCGTAACCGCACCGAGACCGTACCGCTGCCACCCTCATATCCGACACTTTCGACCAGCGCTGGCACTAGTCCGGCGGGATCGTGAAGGAACGCCTGCCAGTCGCGGGCGGGAAGATGGAGGGCACGTCGCATTGCCTCCGAGTTCAGACGGACCCGCAGTTGGCCCACCAGGGATTCCTCGATCAGTTTGGCTGAGACTGCTTTGGTAGGGCAAGACTTCCAGCCATTCTGCCGTGCCTGGTGGCAGACATAATAGCGGTAGCGCCGCTCTCCTTTCATCGAATACGTAGCTACCATGGGCCGCTGACAGCTTTGGCAGAACAGCAATCCTGCCAATAGCGCCTTCTGCTCGCTGCGAGTAGACTCGGTCTTGGGGCGCTGCCGGTCCCGAAACTCGACCTGGATCTGGTCCCACAGTGCGGTGTCAACGATGGCCGAATGTTCACCTTGATAGACCACACCGCGGTAGTTCACTTTTCCGGCATAGGTCGCATTCGTAAGCAGCAATCGCAAGGAGGCCTTGGTGAAAGGGCGTCCCGTGTGACGGCGTCCCTTCTTGGACTTCCACACCTTGGTGGTCCAGCCACGGCGAGCGAGTTCGGCCACCACCGTGTGGAGCGAACGATGTCGCCGGTAAAGCTCGAAGATCTCGCGCACACGCTGCGCTTCTTTGGGGTTGACAACCAGACGTCCCCCGCCCGGGTCCACGTCATAGCCGAGCAGGGGCGTGCCTCCCACCCACTTGCCCTTGCGCCGTGCGGCCGACATCTTATCGCGAGTTCGTTCACTGATGATCTCGCGCTCGAACTGCGCAAACGAGAGAAGAATATTCAGCGTCAACCTGCCCAGCGAGGTGGTGGTATTGAACTGCTGGGTAACCGAAACGAAGCTGACCGAGCGTTGGTCAAAGCGGTCCATCAGGCGCGCAAAGTCGAGTAGGGACCGGCTCAACCGGTCCACCTTGTACACCACTACGCAGTCCACCTGGTGAGCCTCCACATCGGCCAGCAGCCGTTGTAGGGCGGGCCGGTCGAGCGTGCCTCCACTGAAGCCGCCGTCGTCGTAGCGTTGGGCCAGTAAACGCCAGCCTACCTGTCTTTGACTGGCGATATAGGCTTCGCCCGCCTCGCGTTGCGCATCCAGCGAGTTGAACTCCTGGTCCAGGCCTTCTTCGGTGGATTTGCGAGTATAAATGGCGCAGCGTATCACTCGTTGCTTCGTCGCCGTGGTGGTGAGGTCGCCGGCCCGGATCTCCTCCTCACTCATGGCGGCGCTCCGTGAGACCGAAGAACAGCAGACCATTCCAGCGCGTGCCGGTGACTTGGCGGGCGATGGCGCTCAGCGACCGATAGAACTGGGAATCATATTCAAAGCCGTTTTCGAGAACCTTGACCATGATCTCCCGGCCCTGATGGCGGCGCCGGAGCAAGGTGCCAATGGGGGGCACTCGCGAATCGCGCCGGAGGCCTGACCCAACCGTGTGAACCGGAGCGTCGCCAGCCGCAGGTTCAGTTCGTAGCCCATGGGGCGCTTGCCTGCTCAAATCGGATTCGCCGGCGATCTCGGCAATGCGGCGGCGCACCGGTTCACTCAAATCTCCCTCGGCCTGAGCCTGCAACTGCCAGGCGATGCGTCGCACCAGGTACTGCTTGTGAGCGACCTTGGCTTGCTGGCCGAACACTTCCCGGTACTTGATTCTGAGAACTGGGATGGTCGAACGCGACAGCTTTTGAATCTGCCGGCCTATCGGGTCATCCATGGTTTTCGATTCCTCTCTGGCAGCGTTAACCACACTTCCATGGACGCTCTGTGGGGCCCGGAAAGCAAGTCGAAAACGGCTCCCTCTCCGGCTAGTGATCGGGCCGGGTCTAGGCGATATAACGAGCGTCGTAGCCGCCCGCCGGACGGATGCCGAACTCGGCTTCGCACAGGTAGCCAAGCGCATCGGAGACGTGGGTGAGCTGCGAATCGCAGTCCTGGTCGAGCACTGAGCTACCGGCCTTCCAGACCACGCGCTCCAGGTCTTTAATAAGGTACTTGCAGCGAGCATCAAGGAACAGCTTGGATTGTCCCAATGCGTTCTGCAGCACCCCGTTCACTGCCGCTACTCGGTCCCGAACGGCCGGATTGCGATGCTTGTACTTGAAACTTACCCGGAACTCCCCGCTGTGCCGCTCGAAGAACTCTCGAACCGTCTGCCAGTCGCTTTCAGCGCCTGCATTCGCGGTTTGCCGCTTGCTGCCGGTCGCATCCCCGTATACGTTCACCAGCCGTTGTCCCCCACGCCGGTATCGCTCCGTCCGGTTATAAAACTCTTCGCACGCCTGAGGTGTCGAACAGTTCGGGATGAACAGCTCGTCGAGCACGTGCACCACAGCCGAACGCATACCACTCAGCATCTCCATCCGATTGGTGGTGTCGATCACTTGCGCGATCACCGAGCACATTGGATTGATGTTGAAGTCCAAGCTCCACGAGATCGGATACAGCGGGTCGAACTCGACCTCCTTCACATTCCGTTTCCGATCGAAAGCGTAATACACGGTACCGCCGGTCATGTTCTCGAAGCTGGCCTGAAACTCCTGGCGGTAGGTGCGCTCATCCAGCTCCCGTGCGGCGCTTTCCAGCTCCTCGCTAGAAACATTCCCGCCTTGCTCGGTAGTGAACTGGAAGGTATTCCAATGGGGCTGGCCTTGCACTTTCTGGTACAGGTCGAAGAAATGATCGTATCCCCGGGGTGTGCCGATGAACAGAGCACGGCCCTGTTTGTCCGCTAGCGCCGGGCGTAGCACTTCGGTCCAAGCTTGGGGCGTAATGGATGCATACTCGTCCAGGATCAAAAAGTCCAGCCCGTCACCACGCAGGGAATCGTAATTATCAGCCCCGCGCAGGCAGATCGTCCCGCCGCTCATGAGCTCGATCCGCAAATCGGTTTCGTTGGGCCGCGCTGCCCAGTAGGGCCGCGTCATTTGCTTCAAAGGTTGCCAGACAATGCGCTTGGCTTGCTTATAGCTAGGGGCCACATACCAGGCCAGCCGTCCCGTGCCCCAGGCCCAGCGGCACAGCTCCACCATGGACAAATACGTCTTTCCAAAGCGCCGCCCTGCCACCAGAACCCGGAACCGGGTGTCGCAATTGAATACCGACCATTGCGGAGGTTTCAGTCGAATCATGGCTGCTCGACTCCGTTTTCTTTGGCCACTACAAAAGGCGGCGAGGGGAGCGGATTCACCGTCTGACTTGGACGTTCCTGCCAGCCGGCACGGACCTTCAACCAGAACAGAGTAGCTACCGGATGGTTGCCCGAGGTAGCCATTTTATAGAGGGTCTGAGTCACGCTCATGTTGGCCTCCAAAGCGCCTCGGTCCAGTTCCGTCCGGTAATGCGCTCTGAGCGTCTTCGTGGATCGGATTCCGATTCGGCGGGCGATTTCCTTTTGCGGTACGCCAAAGGCAGACAGGGACTTCACCAAGCGGCGCAGCTCGTCGGTAGGTTCAAGCCTCGGTCGTGGCATCTTCAACCCCCTCGTTCCGCTCGGCTGCAATCTCATCGAAACTTCGTCTGCTGCCTTCGAGCATCGCCCCCTTGCCGGTAAGTTTTTGCCAGCGTCCCACGACTACATCCACATAGCGTGGATCGATTTCCAACCCGTAGCAAATCCGGTCCATTGTCTCAGCAGCGATCAGCGTAGTCCCGGACCCGAGAAAAGGGTCGTATACCAACTCACCGCGCCGGGTGTGGTTCAGAATCGGTCGCCGCATCAGTTCCAACGGCTTTTGAGTGGGATGATCGAACTTCTCTTCTTTCGAGCCCCCCATGATGAACTTGGGCGACGCTACCTCCCACACCGTTGAGTTTTCGCCGGGCTTACCGAACCACGGGGCGTTTTTCTTCCGCACGTACCAGCACGGCTCGTGCTGGAACCAGTAGTGCGTTCGTGTGAGAACCGTTCGGCCCTTGTTCCAGATGATCTGCTGGTGATGATCGAAGCCAATGCGCAGCAGACCATTCAGCACCTCCCTTGTGAACTTGGAGGCATGCCAAATATAGCCTACCTGGAGACTCGGCACCAGTCCGAATGCCTCAGACCAATCGGCACGTGTATCGGACGATATCGTGGTGTTGTTGTGGCCCTCGGTGCGATGTTTCATATAACTGCCCTCAGCCGGCCCATGGCCGTTGAGTCCGGCCCGGTCCCTCCACTCAGAATCCAGGCCAATCCCATAGGGTGGGTCGGTGATCAGCACCGTGGGCGCCTCCGAGCCACACAAGCGTGTCACAGCTTCAGTTGAGGTAGCGTCGCCACACATAACGCGGTGTTTGCCGCACAGCCACAAATCACCCAGCTTCGACACCGGGCGATCGGGAACCTCAGCTACAGTGTCGGCGCCGGCTTCCAGTTCCGGGGAGAGAAGGAAGTCATCGATTTCATGCGCGTCGAAACCCGTCAACCTCAGATCGAAATCGAGATCCTTCAACTCCAGTAGTTCTAGACCAACCAGTTCGTCATCCCATTCGGCCCAGCCCACCGACCGATTCACCATTAGCCGAAACGCCTTGACCTGCGCATCCGTCCATTCATCGCACAGGATCACTGGCACCTCGGCTATTTCCAGCTTCTTGGCCGCCTTCAATCGCAGGTGACCATCGACCACTTCGCCGTCACTGCGGGCCAGAACTGGAACCTTGAATCCGAATTCCCGGATCGAACCTACCATTCGATCTACTGCTGGATCGTTCTTCCGGGGATTGCGGTGGTAAGGCTGAAGCTTCGTAATCGGCCAATACTCCACTTTCAACTCTCGCCCGGATTGCTCAAATGTATTCACCGTTGTCATAGGACTCTCCTTACTGAAAAGCGCTTTCTTAGAACTTCACATCATGCGCCTATGGTGCAGGACCCTGCGGGTAAGAGGTCAACGGTGAGAAGGTAAGGAAAAGTTCTTACCCTTGGGAAGTCATTGAGGCAATAGGCCTCATCCCTCGGAATACCGATTCGACCCGCTGCGAGATTGAGGATTCGTCCGATAGCTTCCCGTGACGCCAGCGCTGCATATCGGGCTTGTGGACATCGGCAGCGCTTCGAACTGCGCTGATGTAGCACTGGTTCTGTTTGATAAACCTCTGT